CTAATCTCGCCCGTAATCTCCAGGGTCTGCTGCTCTGACCAACCAAGTTTAGTCTTTAATAGGTGTAGTAGGATAGGAGTATTTCCATTCATAGCTTCAGCTATAGCCACCGTAGCTAAACCTTTCTGCATCTGGCTTTGACCCTCTAAAAACTCATCAGAGTAATACTTGTCTAGAAGGTAGGTACTAATCCTAGCAGCTAAGGCCGTAGAGCTTTTAGATAGCCCTAATCGCCCCATATCCCTAATCTGTAGGGCTAACTGCTCATCTCTTTGGTGGTCTCTAGTTTGGGGTATCTCCCGCATTACAGGAGGTAGTACCTCTATTTCAGGGGTTAAGGATTCCTGAACAACTGCATTTTCTTTTTCATCATTCATAAACCTAGCACCTCTTGGCGTAATCGTTTAACTGCTACCTCGCAATACTGTTCTTCTCGCTCAATGCCTATAGCCTTACGGCTCATATCTTTTGCCGCCCTAAGCGTAGTCCCTGAGCCAGCAAACGGATCTAGTATAGTTTCTACTCTTTTCTTTAGCTTAGTATCGGCCTGGTCTATGCACCATTTCATAACGTCTAATGGCTTTTGAGTGGGATGCCATCTTTGCTCTGGACGCTGTTTAATCATTCCATTCCAAAGGTAATCAATACGTCTTACAGCACCAGGCAGATTTGTCCAAGCTAATTCACAATCGGCAAAATCCCCTGTAATGTGTTTGTCCCAAACTAACCAACAAGCTGAAGGCGGCATAGAATAGTAATTACCCCCAAAGATTATTGCTGGCTGAGTAATAAGCTGGTTGATTAAATCTTGGTCTACTGGCTTGTTATCCCAATCAGAAACCCCATAATCTTTTGCTACAGCTAACTTGCCTCGACTTTTGTTAGCCCCAGCAGCTTCCCCTATCCCATAAGGCGGGTCAGTAAGCACTAAATCCACAGGCTCTAATAACGGCAACACCTCCCTACAATCGGCATGGTAAAGGGTAACATAATCATCCTGGTAATAGGGGGTAGGTAATCTAGGATTTTTTAAAATTGGGTCAGCCTCTATAACTTCACCCTGTTTTAAATCGTTTTCATCCATAAATTTTATCCCCTAACTATTACCAACTATACAAGAAATTGAAATAGTTCAAAACACCCCATTGACCTTTGTTTTGACTTAACCCCCTAATACCCCCACCCCCCAGTCGAATGGAGAGATCTATTCTATCCAGTACGCACCGGCGTAAAGTCCCCCTCGCCCCCTAAGGGGTATCACACTAACACAACACAACCGTAATACTAGCTCTTAAACTAGCACAATGTTTGAGCATACATAGCGGAATTTTTTGTGTGGGACTAGGCTTTGCAACACAGTGTTTGCGCCTAAAGTAGCGATTTTTTTGTGGGAGGTTAGGTATAGACTTAACCGGTACCCTACTCGTTTTCAAATTTGCTACGTTTTTGGAATTTATAGCCTAGGATTCCCAGCTATACCCTTGATTTTACTACCTAAAACCCTAAATCTATACCTAAATATAGAATTGCCCTATAAGTATTGTTATGTGTCATTAATAAATAACTATGCGATATCATTCAACAATTGCATGAACTCATCAGGTGTCATGCCGCTTATCGCGTGGAGTGCTACCACTTCGCAGGGATGGTACATACGTTTAGTACGTTCTCTATACCTTAACTGCGCTTCAGTAATACCTATCGCCTTACCCATTTGGTCACGTGATAACCCTAGGTGTCTGCGCACTGCCTGGTATAAGTTACCCTTAGACTGAGGCAAGGTATGGTAATGTCCTACCCTTATCCTGGCATTAGGTCTCTTGTGCAATCGGTTATACCTTGTTTGGTCGACAGTAGGCCACACACCTAAAGAGTACCTGGTTGTGCTGCTTAGTTGCAATACCTTTGGTTTGTTGTGAGCGTGACGCCTGCCTCCTTGCCTCTAGGTTACGTTCTGTTATTCACCCTACTCTTACCTTAGCCCTATCGTTTATGTCGCAACGTAGGCCAAGCTAGGGCTGTTTAATTAGCTACTCTGGCACATCGCTGTAGTCTATAGGCTCAGTCTTAGCTTTAGCTAGTAAAGTTTTCTTAAATTCTTGGTACTCAGCTCGTTCTTGTTTCTTGCGAGCGTCCTCTTTAGCTTTGTCTGCACTACTAGGCTTTGGCTTTGTTTCTACTAAATCTAAATTTTTATAAAACTCTAACGCGTTATTTGGATTATTAGATTTTGATCTAAGTTTAGATCTAGATCTAGATAGGTGTCCACTTTGGCCACTTGCTGTGACAAAATGGCCACTTGGAGTGACAATCTGGCCACTTCTAGTGTCCATTATGGCCACTTCGCCAGTGTTGTTAGCGCTTGAAGTGTCCACTTTGGCCACTTGGGTTTCTAGCTGTGTTTTTACACGCTGGAGGAAGTTGTCAGTTACCTTTAGCACTCTTGCCCTACCTTTTCCGCTGTGACTACCTGAAATGACGTTATCAGCTATGGAGCGGTCGATAACTCGCCTCATAGTCCGCAATGGAAGCCTTAAGTCTGCTGCCATGGTTTCTATAGCTGCGAAACATTCCTGGCCTCCGTCGTTCCACCTGTGGATGTAATTTACTAGGGCTGCTTGATGATAGCTCAGGCCAATATCAAGATACACCTCAAATACTTGGCGAAAAAATCCTGGTTGTGTTAAGTTCATTGTGTTTCCTGTATCTCTTGGCCGGTGTGACACCACCGGCTTTTTTATTGCTTAAAATTGGCGCGCGATTAATTTCTTAAATCGTGTGCGGTGTGGATTGCTAACTATCGCATTACCAGCAACGCAAACGGCTCCGACGCTGGCAAGGTAATCAACTAACTTGTTAAAATCCTTTACTGGTAAATTTAACAAAGCAGCGGCTTTTTCCTTTGGATACTTAAAGCAATAGCCGTTCATTTCCTCTTCCATAATCTCTTCCAGCAATTTAGCGGCGAGCTCCCCATATTTCTTTCTATCGTGCTTTTTAAATCGCTCCCATTCAAAATAAACCATTTTACCTCCCCAATGTTTTTAACCAGGCCTCAACTTCTGCGACCTGAAATCGTCTTACTTTGCCAATCCGAAGCACCGGCATACCTTTTTTAACTAGCATCTCAAACGTGCTCTTAGGCAGCGCTAGATGTCGCATTATTTCCTTGGTTGTAAGCCAACCTGCTGTTTTCTCTCTAATGTCTTGCATGTATCACCCTATGTCATGGCGGTTTGTCTGATACTAACGCAGGGCAATCGTCCTGACAATTAAACTTTTTTTACAAGTATATTAAAAAGTCTGTAGACACGACTCTGTAAACCATGCCAATATCTGGAAACAGGGCAATGTTGCCCCGCAGCAGCAAGGAATGTATGAGCATTAAAAACCAAGCAATAACTCTTATCCTGGCTAAGATAGCTAAGGGTATGAAGGCTCAGGATGCGATTAACAGCGTCCTGGGCCAAGGTGTAGCAGATAAATTAAACCAATTAAGGAGACACAAGATGAAGAAGTTAATTCTAGCTCTAGCGTTAATACCAAGCATAGCCGCCGCAGAGTGTGACAGTGAGTGCCAGCTCTTTGCTGAGCTGTACAACCTACCAGTGCCGACAAGCTCTGCGCCGTCTTACGGCTTGCCAGTGCAACCGGCTTTACCTGTACCACAGGATAAAGGGCCATGGGGTACCGGCTACTCTATTGTCACTAGCACCAGGCCGCAGCGTAACCTGTACGACAGAGACGTGACAGGCTCAGAGACAGTACAGCGGATTGTGCCTAACGACGCTCTAGGGCAGCCGATGCGAGGACTAGACTTAACAACAGGATGGTAACATGGGAAGGATTATTAGAGGTCTAATCGGTTTAGTAATGAGTTTGTTTGTATAAGAGGAAATTATGAGTAAAGAACTAACGGTAACAAATAATTTAGAGATGCTTAACACGTTGCGAAATACCGTGGCACCAGGGCTAACTGACCCAGAGTTTTTGTTGTTTGCTGAGATGTGCAGGGCAACCGGCCTTAATCCGGCCACAAAAGAGATTTGGGCTATCAAGGTAAATGGACGCTTGCAGCTAATGACGGGCATTAATGGCTTCTTAAAGATAGCTAATAGCCACCCTCAGTTTGATGGGATGGAAGTCACGTTTGAGTGGGAGGACAAGCATCTTATGAGTGCTACAGCTAAAGTGTACCGCAAGGATAGGCGATTCCCTAGCATAGCTACGGCGTATATGAGCGAGTACGGCAAGAAAACTGCTATATGGGCTCAGATGCCGTCGGTGATGCTTTCCAAGTGCGCGAAGGGGTTGGCGATACGAGAGGCATTTATAAACGAGCTGGGCGGCCTCTATACCCAGGAAGAGATGCCGTCAGAGTTTGCTCCGCCGAAGGCATACGAGCCGCCACCAATAGATCACACGATCCATGGTGACGTTTATGAGCCTAGACCGGCAGGAACGCCTAAGCCTAAAGCGGTAAAAACCTTTTACGATACTAGCTCACTAGATGGTGATCAGCGTTTAGCGGCTGAGAAGTATCTTAAAACATGCCAGGCGGTGCAGATAACTGAAACAATCTGGAGAGCGCCTATCCGGCTAAACAGGTTAACCCAGTGCATAACGGAGGATGTCAAAGATGTCAGTGAAGACGAAAAGATTGTTATTGAGCAGCAAGGTTAGGAGGTGTCTGTATTATGGCAAGAAAGAGGAAAGTAAGAGCAAAGGTGTCATCATTCGGGAAACCTTACGATGCTTGCAGAGAGGGATTCCGGCGGTGGACGACCTATGTCGAACCGGAGAGCCTGGAGCAAGTGAAGGGACTCTCTCAGATACTAAACAAAACAACCTACGAGGTGGTAAATGAAGCGATCAAAGAGTATGTCCGTAAGCACCTCAGACGTTAAAAAGATAATCAATCGGCTGATAGATTCGTTTAAGAGTGATGAGCCTTTAAGCGTGTTCGAGCTTGGGCAGATTGATGGGCTTAGGTGGGTTATTGATTGTTTAGAACAAATAGAAACCCCCGAAGAGAATTAACTCAACGGGGGCCTTTTGGAAATATATGAGGAGTTCAGAGTATCAGAAAAAACGTAATTTTGTAAAGTTCAATACAGTATTAACAAATGTAGTAGTTAAATTAAGGAAACAAATGAATAAACCAGTGCAATCTTTTCGAGACAAGGGCGTAGATGTAGCGGTCTGGGAGACTAGGAATGGTGGTGTCAGCATCACTATCCGTAAGTCTTACAAGGATAAGGCTACAGGCGAGTATAAGGAGAGTAAATATCTGTTTAAGGAGGATGCGGAGCGGCTAATAGAGCTACTCAAGCAAGCAGTGATTTATGCGTCAAATAGGTCGGCGCATAATGACGAGCATTTAGTTAGTGGCGGCTTTTCTAATCAGAAGGCGGCGCCAGCTAAGCACGAAGAAATAGATATGGATGATATTCCATTTTAAAGAAGGAGAAAAATTATGAACGAGATAACAATTAACGGCGAAACATATAGAAAAGTCCAAGAGGTGTCGATATATGCGCTAATCCGAACTTATTCGGCTGGCGTACACTTTGGAGTAATCGTAAATCGTGAGGGCAAGGAGGTGCATCTTAGAGACGCTCGTCGCATCTGGTATTGGGAAGGCGCAGCATCTTTGTCTCAAATGGCGGTCGATGGAGTTAGCAAGCCTGAGGAGTGTAAATTTAGCGTTACCGTCCCAGGGATTGTATTGACTGAAGCAATAGAGATAATTCCTTGTACCGAAAAGGCTACTAAGCGCATTTTGGAGGTTCCAGAATGGAAAGCATAAGTAATCTTTACGGCGATGGCAGAGGCGACGGTGACGGCAGCGGTGATGGCGATGGCAGCGGCTACGGCGGCGGTAGTGGCGATGGGGTAGGCAGCGGAGGCGGTACAGGGGCATGATTAGTTTACCTTACTCGTTTACGGATTTATATCTTGCTATCAAAACAGCGGAGCTTAGGCAGTTTGAGGCTCAGGCTATGGGCTGTAAAGATAGGATGCCTCTAGCTTCTATATTTGATGCATTAGAGATTCACACTATTGGAGCTTTAGCAGAATTAAAGGTGGCGCATTGGCTAAAGTCTAATCAGGCTATGACTCATGCGACATTTAAAGATGATGCAGATATTGGCAAAGATGTTGAAGTTAGGGCTATTCGTAAGCGAGAAGGTAGATTAGTATACAGAGACAACGATGCGCCTGACAGGCGTTACATCCTAACTTATGTCAGCCGCAGTAATGTTGAATTGCTTGGTTGGTTGGAAGGATATAACGCACTAGAGATGGGCATTAGAGACAATCCTAGAGACGGCAAACCGGCTTGGTTTGTCACTCAGGATAGGCTCTGGGATATGGAATCATTTGAAAAGGAAATATATGACTAAGACAATTACACTTAAAGACATTTTAACAACACAACCATATAACTTTAACCCAAAAGAGCACTTACCAGAGGACTGGAAAGGTAGCATCTTTGATTGGTTGCATGACTCACGATTTACCATAGAGCAGCGCATTGTAGCGGCTACACAGTTTCCGATTGTTACTCCAGCGGTGGGTAATCTCTTTGCGCTATGGTGTATCGATTCAGTTAAAGAATACCTAACACCTAAGCAAGTTGAGTTTCGAAACTCATTAGAAAACTTTATCACCGGCAGTATTAGTTCTGACGAGTTGGACAAGATGTGGAATGAGGCGTGGGATTATAACTCGTATGATGAGGAGGAGAACTATGGGCTTATGCTATGCGTAATACAATCTTTTAGGGGCGCTCTATGTCAGCAAGATCCAGGCATGTGCGCTTTCTGCGATATTAGAGACGCTCACAAGTACGTTGGTACTTTCCAGAAGTTTGAGACTCAAGCGTTAGAAAAGCTAATAGAGCTTTTTAGGGAGGTTGGAGATGAGTAGGACGCCGGAAGAGTTTTGGACGTTAGTAATCTTTGGACTGATGTGTGGATTTGCTGGAATGGTATTGGCGAGGAAATGATGAAGACACCTGAAGAGATGGCGGATATAGCAGAGGAGTGGGCGACTAATTGGGAAAGAGATCTCGACGATTCGGACACGATACTAAAACAGACGCACAAAGCAGCAGCGCCGCAGTGGATTAGCGTAGATGAGAGGCTGCCGGAGCTTAGGCAAGAGGTTCTTGTTATAAGAGATGGATGGTATGCGTTAGCTTGCAGAAGAAAAGTAGAGCGGAAACCATTACCACCCCCGCAATTTAACAACATTGAAATATGGGAGTGGGATTATGGAGTAGAAGAAACATTTGTGCCGGATGGGTCGGTTACTCACTGGATGCCGCTACCTGAGCCGCCGAAGGAGGAGAAATGAATAACGAGCGTTTAGTATTTAGGCAAGTAGCCTTAAAATTATTGGAAATACGATCTAAAAACGACTATGACGCTATTACAACAGAAGATTGGATTGACGAATGGTTAAAAGAAACAAAGCTTTTTGCTTATAAGTTGTATGATGCAGAATTAGATTTTGCGACATTAGAAGATTTAGAAGAGGATTAACACAAATGAAGACACCTGAGGAGATGGCGCAACAATACGTCAGTACGATTGCAGATACACACTCAGTTAAAGCTGCTTGTGAAAAGGCGTTTATAGCTGGTTATCAAGCTGCACAAGAACACGCACACGCAGCATTAGAGGAGGCAGAGGCTAGGATACAAGAATTGCGGGATCAGCTAATGGAGGAGTCTGGCGGTAGGCTAAAGCTATTTAAAGATGATGCTGATGCAAAAGCAGCGTATCAAGAAGCATTGGAGGAGGCTAAATTGGAGAAGGCTAAATGGATAACTGAAAAGCAAAAGAAAGAGCTCTGCGGAATATTCAAACACGAAGACGAGATATGGCCTGATGGATACGTTCAACTCTGGATTCCAAACGACATCAATCGCTACGCTATTGTACTAGGTCGCAAAGGCCAAGATAGAGATGGAAAGTCCGTCCTAGTCGCAGGATTCCGCAATCCGTTTGGACCTGACCAAGAGCCTCTAATGCTTCCAGGAGATGAGTATAAGTATTGGTGCGAAACTCCAAGGCTCACTGAAGAGATGGAGAAAAAACGAAAAGAAGTTCTTGCTGAGCAGGACAAGGGCAATCCAATGTATCCATATCAGCAGGAGGATAAATGAGTAACGAAGAGAAAAAAGAATAATGATAAACCGCTTTATGGACTGGTTTTGCGAAGAAGGAATCCTTATAGTGGTGGGAGCGTCGATGCTTTTTATTGTTGGTTTTGCATCATGGCGCTCAACAAGATATCAGTGCGTTAAATACGAGACAAAAGTTAAAGATACATATCCTACCTATATGAAGATTGGATATATGATGGTGCCAGTGGGCGGAGGCCGCAAAGAAGTAACTAATTGTGTTGAATGGAAACAAAGATAATAACTTTACCTAAATAATGGAGGGAATATGAAGGTAAAATTAGCAGAGGCGTTGCTCCGCCGTAAGGAGCTACAAGGAAAAGTCGATATGCTTAAGCACATACAGGACAAGAACCTGTTTGAGGTAAAAGCACAGAGACGACAAGTGACTGAGAGCTTGGACGATATTATCGCTCAGGTTCCTAAGCTAACAGCTTCGCAGGTTACTTCTGAGTACGACTGGCACTCTCGCCAACTTCGGTTGGTAGATTCTGCAATCCAGCAAGCAAATTGGACTTGCGAGATTGAAGTCGATCAGACTGTAATGAGCGACTATAAGGCGTAATAAATAAGTTGGTGAGTTAGTGCAAGGATGGAGGTGTGCTGAGGAAAGCGTTCTCCTGCGCTTAATCAGGTAGGTGTTGCGCAACATCGTAGACGTTCGCCATTAGGAAATGGCAATACAGCAAAAATAGCTCAGCTGGTTAGAGCGAGAGATTGATAATCTTTAGGTCATTGGTTCGAGTCCAATATTTTGCCCCCGTAATGTGGATATGGGAAAACTGAAAGGAATTCCGACTATCTGAACAACGAACTGCGAAGAAGCGTATATCCGAATTGATGAACATGAGAACTGGTACTGAGTTAATTCCGAATAACCAACCTCAGGATTCCTACCTTGCATTAACTCACCAACTACGGAAGAGTGGATGAGCGGTTTAAATCACCTCACTGCTAACGAGGAGTGTTTCGGCACCGCAGGTTCGAATCCTGCCTCTTCCGCCAACAGGTTTCGGGCTGTAAGTGGAGATTTAACAACCTCCTCCAAAGAGACATCCTCTCTGCTTACGGCCCACTTTTTTAAGGTAAGCAATGGATACTGTAGACCTAGAAAAGTTAATAGCGCAGATGTTTCCTTTGTCCATGTTCGGGCATGGGGAGCACCTAGAAACAGCTATTAAGGCTTACGCACAGGGCTTTAAAGATGCCTACGCTAAGAACGCAGATAATGTTACAATCAATGTCGTGAGAGGCCAGACGGCTAGAGAGTTGTTACTAAATAAAATTCTGCAAGGAGATAATCGTGCCACTAACAAAGAAGGGACTACGGATTCGTCAAGCGATGGAGAAGTATTACGGGAAGGAGAAAGGTGAGGACGTGTTCTACGCAAGCGAGAACAAAGGCACCATTAAAGGCGTGAAGAAGAAAAAGAAGAAGTCCAGTGGTAAATAGTAGAGCCAAGGGCGCATCAGGCGAGCGAGAGCTGGCAAACAAACTAAAAGAGCATGGCTTTACTGCCAGGAGAACTCAACAGTTCTGCGGCAAGGCTGGCGACTCTGATGTAGTATGCGAAGAGCTTGATAGCTATCATATAGAGGTTAAGCGAGTACAGAACCTTAACGTGGATAAGGCTATAGACCAAGCAACAAGAGATTGCGGTGACAAAACTCCAATAGTATGCCATCGTAAGAATAACCGGCCTTGGCTGGTAACTATGTATATCGAGGACTTTTTAGCCTTGGTTCAATGCAAGACGAGACCCCCATTAAGCTAAGTGAACTAACAATGGAAGAGTCCAAAGGGCATATTTGCCCTGAATACATCTTATGGCTTGCAGTTATTGATAGGGCTATCTCTGACCTATGCTCCCCAGCTCAAGAGCTAACGCCGCTTTATGCAGCAGATTTACATGGCTTCTTTTGGGAGAATATCCCAAGGCAGTATAACCTAGTCTATATTTGCTCAATGCTGTTAGATAGGGAAGACGCCGTCGAAAAGATACGGCATAGAATTAAAACGATAGGACGGACTAAAAAGCCACAGTCCTACCGCTCCAGCAGAACCTAGCGCTTCTTCTTCTTCTCAATGATTGACCAAGCTTGAGACGCTCCGTAAAGGATAGCTCCGCCAAGTACAGGCTCAGCAGCAGTAGCTAGGTTAGCAGCATCATGTTCAGCTACACCAACGGTTACTAATGCGCCAGCGGCTAGGGTAAGCAAGTGGCGAATGATGGATGCAAAAACGAACGGCATAAGGCACCTTCAAATATAGATTTATTGTAACTACAGTTTCGACTTCTAGGATCTACAAACTTCCCCCGAATACAATTCATCCAGGGCTCCCAATAAAAGGATAAATCACAATGCTTATACTTGGCTACCCATTTCTTTAGGTCGATAGTAGCTCCATCAATACCGTCTAGGTCAATTATACAAGGGGCAGATAAAGCAGGATTAACTCCGTGTTGCTCACAGGTATATCCAGGGAGGCAGCGTTGCCGATATGGATTGTCCACCACGTTACACACAGGCACAGCAGTAGATAAAATATCGGTAAGTATTCTTCGACTATTCGCATTTAAGTCACACTCCAGGCATGGGCTAACATAGCAGGTTAAATTACTAACTCCTGCTATACGCCGGTTAAAGTTATCCACAGCTTGTTTAAATCTTGTGCGTAACCTACTTCTAGGATTCTTTACAGCTCTATTAGCTGACGCCGCTGTATAGCCCCACAGCGCCTCATAGCGCCCGCAGCGCTTGTTTCTCATGCATGGGCTTTGTATTAGGTGGGCCCGTATAACTTTAGGTCTAGGGTCGTTTAACAGGCGGCTAAGGCACTTGCACTCATTACCAAAGGTATTCTCAAGGTAGCTAATAACTAGCTTATCCTGCCCGCTATAGAGCCTATTTACCCCATCACAGTTAAAGTCCTTGTGACATATCCCTAGCAAACTAGGTGCAGCATGAGCAGATGCCAAGGAAAGCAATAATGCACAAATAGCACTAACCCATTTCATCGGTCTAGGGCCTTGTCCAGCTTAGAATCAATCTTATCCAACCGACCTTTAATGTAAGCTAACTCCGTTTGAATAACTTGAACTTCAGCCGACACCACGTAACGGTGCGTCTCCAGCTCGTGCAGACTATTCTTAACCGCTCGATAGTCCATGCTAATAAGAGAAACAAATACACCTATTACTGCCTTTATAAGTATATCAAACCAGTATTTAACTTCCGTAAAGTCGCCAGTCATTAGTGCACCCTGCCTCCACCGTAAGCATCAATCACGATTAACTCTGCTTCGGGAGCACCCGCCATTAGATCCATAAACCTATTAAAGGCTGACCTACTAGCTAAGATAGCCGACTCGCTTCCAATCTTACCAAACTGCATACCAAGCAAGATACAACCATGTGTATCCTTATGCGTATTGCCAGCATGAAACAGGATATGGTCCCGTTCTGGTACGTCCATCACTTGCCACGTTCTGCCAAACTTAGGGCTTTGTCTTGGCTTAATCTTATACCGGCCTACAGGTATGCAGCTAATCTTGCGTTCATTATCTCGCCAAGCATCTTCCAACGTAACAAACTCAGGCATGTCATTAATGCATAACACACCCATAGTTGCGCCGTTGTACTCTGATACTCTGACAAGTCTTAGTTTCATGGTAGTACAGTAGTAGCTGATAACTGATTCTCTAGCGCTGTTACCTTGGCGTTTAGCTCTTGAATAGCTTTTATAAGTAACGCTGTCATATTGCCATAACTAATAGCGTCAGGGCTTTCATCTGGCGCATATTGAACAAACTCAGACAATCCTATGGCATGAAGTTGCTCTGCTATCAATCCGGCAAAAACGTGGTCGCCATTATTTGTCGCTTTATAATACTTTGGCTGAATCTGAAGAACTTCTGCTAGACCTTTGTCGTAATCAACAACATCCGTTTTGTATTTTAAAGATGAAGTAGAGCGAAATAATTCCCCGTTGGAATTGACATACATATTAGCGCCAATACCTGTTGTAAGATTATAAGGAGAACTTGCTTTGGCTCCGGTACTAATCAATCCATCATCACGAACAAGAAAAGCGGTATTGCCAGCGCTATCGACGCACAAAAAGCTATTCGTAGAAGAAGTTGTTCCCGCTCCTTGAGTCGTCAGTTGATAATTTAAAATAGGATTACGTCCTATTGCAATTTCGCCGGTATTAGCAATAACCATACGTTCAAGGTTATTTGTCCAAAGTCGTAACGGCCCATTGGCACGATTGGCAACAAAAGTTTGCAATCCATCAGTTGTCTGCAAAATTATAAATTCATTAGCGGCACTGTTTCCATTCCCACGCAAGGATAGTGCCGCTCCAGCACCGCCAGCGGCTACTGCTGTTAAAAGCTCTGTCGGGGTAGTAGTTCCAATCGCTACCTTAGCAGCATTAATAACGTTCTGCCCACCGGCATTAAATGGTCCAGTCATTGAGTTAGAACCATCTTTGTTAATGCACTGATTAATACCAGTAGCAAAGTCATTGTCTTGGGTATCATGCCGACCAGCTTCTATACCTATACCAGACGAAGCATCACCAGCCCAGCCGCCTGTACCTGCATTGCCCTTTGTGTAAGACCCTCCGCTCCAGCCCATATTATGCCTCTACTAAATTATTTAACTTTTCTAAATTATTTAAAACTTTTGTAACATACAAATATGTTTCTTCAGGAACTCCATAGCGACTATTTTTAGGCGCTCCTGCACGTTCTTTAATTTTAGAGTTTTGTTTGTATTTTACACCAAGTCGTTTAACTATTGTTTCCCAATCGTTGCTTTTAGCATCCGATATAGCAGACCTAATACTACCTGGTCCCCAGTTGTATGCCGCTAATCCTAGCTTAACATCATCAAACGCATTGATTTGTTGTTGAAGATACTTACTACCACCTTCTACGTTTTGTTGTGGATCGGACGGGTCTACTCCTAACATTTTAGCCGTAGCTGGCATAAGCTGCATTAGCCCACTAGCGCCCTTAGAACTTACAGCGTAAGGATTACCAGCCGATTCTACTTGCATTACAGCTTTAACAAGATTAACCGGAGCAAACCCTTCACCTGTTGGAATGCTTATATTTTGCTTGCCTACCTTTATTTCTTGCTTTTCTGAAGGGATAGGTTTTACCGGTTGTACTGGCTCTTCTTGTCCTAATGCTTTTAGGATTTCTTCATCTGTATAATTAGAGTCGGCTAATTCAGAAGTCAAAGACGCAGTTCCGATTGCGCCCATGCCAAGCTGCTTGCTTCGCTTTGCTTTGAGCTGCTCTTGCATAATATCTAAGCCCGCCGCTGTTTCTCGTCCTGCGGCTGCTCCTGCAACTCCACCAGCTTTCTCTCCAGCTTGCCTCGCGCCACGCAATGCAGAAGTTAGTTGGCTAATACGTCCAAGCGTTTCTAATCCTTGCTCAGGCTCTCTAAATAATAGCTGTGCATAGTTTTTGTAAAATTCATCATCTTGGCGCCCACCAAGCATTTTAGACAACAACTTACCAGCAGCTCCTACAGGGTCTTTTCCAGCTTGTATTGCGCTTCTAATAGCTCCAAAGCTTTCCCCTAATGC